ACAATAACCTTCTTAGTCTCAACACCATAAGTACCAGTGACACCATCAAACCCAACTTGATTGCCAACCGAAACACCAGGATCTTTGAAACCACATTTGACCCAAGTGCCATTAACCTTCATAGAGAAGGTAGGTTTCAAACCAAACTTAGTGTTTACGTCTTTTGTAGAAACGGATTCTACGATACCTGTCATCATTGTCATATTAGACTTCTTCCATATTAAACCAATTAACACCAACAGATGCTCCTGCATTGAGCTTCAGAGCAAGTGGTGTGCCAAACGTATCCAAGAAATACTCGTGAGTCCTACTCAACATGTTCTTAATAACTTCTAGAAATCCACTTAAGAAATCTTCGTCTACGTCAAACATAATTGAGTCGTGAATGGTGTTAACCATTTTGACTTTATCGTNATCCTTGAGTACCTTGAAGATATTGCCCAACATCATTGGAACAATATCACCAGTAGCTAAACCTTGAATTGGATAATTCTTTAGTTCAGTTGGACTGAAGTTGTACGATCTACTCGACCAACTACTGTCACTGTGATACTCTTGAAAGTAGAACCGCCTACCTGTTTCAGTTACGTGCGTATAGCTTCGTACCTTATCAAGTAAACCGTCTTCTCCTTTGGAGTATTGAGCATGTTTCTCAACATGCGCCGCAAATGATGTGTGCCATACAGCTACGCTAGGGTAGCGACCATAGAACACATCAATAAACTTCTTAGCCTCGTCTAGGCTGCATCCAGCTTGTTTGCTGATAGCCTTAGCACCAGCACCGTAGATCAATTGGAACGTACGAGACTTGAAAGGCTTACGCTCTTCTTTGGTTGGATACCTACCAAACATATCCTTGTACAACTCAGAGTGAATGTCAGCACCACCTGAGATGTCTTTGATAAGTTGTTTGTCATTGGTAACGTGAGCAAGAGCTACAACCTCTAGTTGATTGAAGTCAACCTCAACAATACGACCACCTGGAAAGCGAGATGTAAAGATCTGCTTGATAGGGTTGTTGCTGATGTTTTGTAGATTGGGGCTTGTTGATGACAAGCGACCTGTAACAGTCGATGTGTGATTCAACTTACCGTGTATGTATGATGCACCGTCGTGCTTAACGATGATGTGTTTGCTAAGACCTTGTACATACGTTGAGAGCTGCTTAGACAACTCACGATACTTCAACAGTTTGTTGATGATTGTATAAGCTTTAAGATCAAGCGTATGGTTCAACATGTCGTTAAGGACTTCATCGTCAACAGACACTTGGCCTGTCTTAGCTGATACTTTGTCGGGATCAGGAGTGTACTTGATAAACGGCAGCAACGTAACTGCTTTCTCTACCAATTTAAATTTAGGCTTACCGTTCTTGTAGAAGCCCACTTCCTCTTTGACCTTGACTTTCTTAGTACCACCGAAGAAAAACTGTGACCACTGTTTAGGGCTGTTGATATCTTCAAGATATCCACGAGCTAGCTCTTCCAAGTCAAGCTTGACCTGTACGTACTCGTTAACAACCTCAACTGTGTACTTATCAAGTGCTTCCTTGTCAATGTGTAAGCCGTTGAACATCATCTCTGTTGTAGCGTGTAAGGCTAGCATCTGAGACTGAATGAGCTTCAGTTGATTCTGTGCTACAGCTTGCTTGTATTGCTTCTCAGCAATGATGCGAGTGTTGTATACGTCCTGTTCAAGATAAGGAATCAACTCCTCTTTGGGAATCTTGTCAGAACCTAGACCAGCTTCAAAGTATTTCTTGATGCGATCATCTTTAACTTCTAGCCCATACTTAACTGACAACTCATCTAAGCTAGAGAACTTAGTGCGTTGACCCGTAAGAATGTATTCAGCTAGTTGTGTATCCCAGATCATGTGGTCCTGTAGAACCTCCTTGGCGTGTGTACCTATCTTAAACAGATACATTAAGTCAAAGCTTAGATTGTGACCACATAGGATTGCATCTCTGGGAAAGGTATATAGCTCACGCTCAAATACTTCTTCCTCGTATGTTGTTGCACTGAAATCATCTGCGTCAATGCCATAAGCTACTACGTAGTTATCTAGATGACTAGGATGCGCTGATCCAATTTCTTCATTACCGTTGAGTGTTGTCTCAACATCTATAGCTACAAATGTAGGATTGGTCATGGTTTTCCAATCGCCTTTCTTTAGTTAATTTACTCATACCTAGCACGGATAGGATCAATAGTCACAAGGTATTGACCGTGACGTTCTGACTCCATCTGTTTAGCACCACCACCAGGAAGTTTGTTCTTAGGAACATTGATAGTACGGATCATTTCTTCCTCTGGACTCTTAGGTTCCTTGTACTTACCTAACGTGATAACAACGTCAGCTTCACCAGGTTTGTCAGTTTTGGAACCACGCAGGGCATCAAGACCAATAAACGGAGGATCTTTAAGGTCTACAGCAGTAGCACTTAGCTGTGATGCAGCAATAACTGGACCATAGCTACGAGCTAGCTCACGTGCCCACTTGTAGATCTTACCTAGACGTATGTCTTCTCTGTCGTCAGACTTACTAAAGCCATCAACCTTGTCAAGCTGATCGAATACGATCAAACCTGGATTCACTTCTTTAAAGAGAGTCTCTAGGTCTTTGAGATTGTTGGTGTCCTTAGTAACACGGATCTTATCTTTGTTACCACCCATAAGAGTTGTGTAAGCATCCATAGCTGCTTTAGAGTCAGCAATGATGTCCTTAGACTCTTTACCGAGAGCAGCCTGAACGATACGGAAGAACACAACAGAAGATTCCTCTTCGTTGTTAACCCATACCACAGGACGATCTTTGGGTAGTTGTTGAGCCAGATAGCTCACCTCACTGGCTAAGAAAGTTGTCTTGCCCACCTCGACGCGAGCAGCAACAATGACAAAGTTGCCAGTGCGGAGAGGACCAAGAGAACGATTAAGTACGTCCAAGCGCCATTCGTAGCCGGAAGATGATATGCGATCCGCAATAGTAGATAGATCAGCACTAACAAACAGCTCATCTTTTTCAATGTATCTCTCCACATCTTTAAGAGCATTGGTTGCTAGGATATGAACGTGTTCAAGATCACTAGAACCTTCTTTGACTTTCTCACATTCCTCCATGATCTTCGCTAGGTAATCCAACTCGATAAGAGTCTTGATCACTTCCTCGTGAGCATGGTGTGGTTCAAAGTCTTTTGCTTTGGTCAAAGTCATACGCAGCTTAACGATTGCATCGTCAGTCAAACGTTTGCTTTGATCCGCTATTAAGTATGCAGAGAACGAGTCCCAGTTAACCTTGCTGATGCTTGGAAACGTCTTGTAGTAACGATCCATACCATCAAGGATGACTGTTGTTTCCTTAGTGACTACATGAGGCTTTACGTACCTCCTGTACTTACTAAAGTTTTCTCTGCTCTCAGCACAGAGATAAAGAACTGAGTAGTCCATTGAGTTCCTTTGGTTTGTATTGTTTTGGTTCTTTACTGTTCTCGTAGTTGAAGATCTCAACATCACGATCCAGATAGTGTGAAAGTGTCTCCTGCACTTTCCGTGCCCCCTTTCTCCCTGCTTCATCAGGGTCTAGCCATATAAAAATCTTCTTGAAACCTAGCTCACTGATTTGGATCAGAGTCTTGTCAGTGATCGTTGTTCTTAGTAACGCTAGCGAAGTAGCATCCAGGTCATTGTGAATACGGTACGCACTGAGATAGTCCTCAGTGATGTATAACGTGCTGTTGTCGTTTTTAAACCAAGCAGAGTCTGCTGTTGTACTTGTAATCTTTGTCAGATACTTAGGTTTTTTCTTAAGGTTCCTGATCTGATAGCCTATAGGATTCCAGTATGGGTCATACAGAGTTAGAGCAACTTGATCTAGGTGTCCTAGTACACCCCTGAAGTAGACATCTGCTGGGTCGCAGTAGTGTTTGTGCAGCCACACCTTACCTTCGGGACTTAGTGGTCCAAATGTAGCTTTAAAGCTGCTGTGATTGGTCGTCGTGTCTTTGTGGAGCCACTCCCACAACCTAGAGCTAGTGTCTGATGCAAAGCCCCTGTCGTTGCAGTGGTGGCAGTATGCCAGCAGACCTTTCTCTGTACGCTTGATGTACAACCTACGCTTCTTGTCCTCACCTGCTTCGCAGCCTGTGTGGTTAACGTGTACCTGCTGCCCAATGTTACTAGGAGCATTAGCTAGGATTAGCTGTTTGCTAATCACTCTTCACCTCTTGCTCGAATTGCATTTACACACCACTTTGATTGAACGTATCCTTCGTTACTGACTACGTTTTTACATACCTTTGCACACGCCTCACGCTCATGCTGTGCTACCAGTTTGGCAAACTTTTCAAAATCATCTTCTGTAAATTTGACAAAGTTCGTACTTCCAGCAAATCCTTCATAAAATTCTCCACCAGCCTGTCTAGCCATCTCAATGATTTGTTCGTCAGTCATACGTTCTCCCAATAAAACTCAAAATAGAAAGCTCTCCCGCAGGAGAGCCTTGTGGTTTTGACTTTTAGTCTTCTCTAGAACCAAACACTTTGTTGAACAACTCGTCAGCAACCTTACGTTGTGTCTCATTCAGTTTGTTGAGATACACAACTTTGTAAGCTTTCTTGAGTGTGTAACCAGCAGCCATCTTTCGGCAGATACTGAACAACGAACGAGGAGATACCGTAAGATTAAACTGTCCAGCTTGATAGCCTTGACGAATCAAGTTAGCTAGCTTAACAAGTTCCTTGGTAGTTCTAGGAGCAATTGATGCACCCCACTTGTTGTTGATCATCTGTTCCTCAACGATTGGGTTGAGATAGTTGATGTATACCGCAGTACCAAAGCGATCCAATGTAGCAGAGTTCTGAACGTTAGTACCAGCATGTGAACCAGTGTCATCGCCTTGACCTTGTGTATTGCCAATAGCGACTAGCCTGAAATGCTCGTGAGGGACAATTTGTTTGTCTTTGGTACTACCAGGCATCTCTTTGAGAAAGAGCTTGCCGTTGTCCTCTAAAAGCCACTGTAGACCCATTGAGATCTCGGGAGGTGTTACGTCCCACTCGTCCCAAGCGAATACTGCACCGTACTTAACAGCTTCGGTAACAGCACCGTCAACCCAGATTGTTGAACCATCCTTAGCCGTTAGCTGACCAAAGATCATTGAAGAATCCATATCGCCAGTGCAATTAACTCGAACGAAAGGACGATTAGTAAGAGCACAAAGCTGTTGAATAAGACTTGATTTACCGGCCCCTGTAGGGCCATAGCAAAGAACTTTCTCATTTAATT